GGGCGGTGAACCACCGAATGGGATTGGAATTTTTCGTCCCATTACGCGTATTTCTTTAGTCGTTCTGACTAAACCTTGTAAGGCTGACGCCATATTCCATGATGATCTTATTTCTACATCACGATTTCTCGTGTATAGATCTTTGACGGTCATGGGGCTGGAATCAACACTATAGATCTCTTTATAAAGTCTAGGTGTAAACCTATCCATTATATTAAGATCTTTATCACTAAATTTGGGAGTCCTAATTTCTTTAAGGATCCTCATATTTTTATGATAATTACAAAATGGTATTGACTCGAGTATGGTATTACCAAACCCGATGCCATACAGTTTATAAATGTCCATTGTTGTTTTCATGAATGTAAAATTATCATGAGATCGCAATGACTTCATAGACTGGTCTTTTCTATCTTCAACCTTGGAAGATTTAAGTAGATCAACAAGAAGAGTATTTGCATAAACTTGTTGCATCACTACATTAAATGTTTCAGGGACGGAGTAACATGAATTTACATACACCATTAAGGCTGTACCTAAATTTATGCTCCTACCTTGGAGATAGTCAAGAATGGAGAATGTTAGGTCTATTTTCGATTTTATCTTAGCATAACGCTTCGATGAAAATTTAAAAATAAATCTGACATAACTCTCTATGGCCAAGCCCTTCTCAATCATCCAATCCTTCTTATGTAGCTCACTAAAAATTATATTCAACGATTCAACTAAATTGTTTCGTTGTCTATAAAGAGCAACTAAAGGTAAAGGAGATACATTAGTATCTTGGAAACAAATTTGTTTAGCGAATTCATAACCAAATTTGGAAGTATGGGTTTTGTCTTTCGAAAAATCTATACCCCAAAACACTAATAGGCTCATATACTCTTTAGCAATGGTATCATCAGCAATGACAATATCATCACCTAAAAGCATATAAGGACATTTAGTCCATTGCTTATTATGGTTATAACAAGCCAACCAAATTAAGAAATGGTGAGTCAGGGCAAAGGTCGACCATGATGAATAGAATCCCATCGGATTCCCGG